CTGCCGCTCGACGATCCACGGCCGGCCGTAGAGGGCCTGGTGGGCCTTGTAGGCCGGGCGGTACAGGAACGTGTCCTTCCCCTGGGCCTTCGCCACGGTCTCGGCCCCGGCCCGGGCGAACGTCGGCTCCGGCAGCTCGGCGAGGAACTCGCGAACGCCGGCGGGGTCCGGCCGCCAGCCGAACCGGCCGTCGCCCTCGTCGATCCAGCCGGCCGGCCGGGGGCCGCCCGTCAGGCTCGCGACGACCGCCGCAAAGGCCAGACCGAGAAGCAGGGAGACGGCGAGGAGCCGAAGCCTATCGGGCCGCATCGGTCGCCTCCCGGCCGATGTCGCGGAGGGCCGAGACCCACTTCGCCCGCTGCTCCGGTGTCACCGGGCCGCCGGCGGTCCCGACCTGCTCCTCGAGGTAGACGCGAATCGCGTCCCGGGCCGCCGGCTGGCGGGCTCCGATCGACACGCCCCGGCATCGCAGCTCGCGGGCCCGCTGCCGCAGGTCGTCGAACGCGACGCCGCTCTTCAGGGACGGCTCGGCCTGCCGGCCGTCCCATTCGATCTCGTCGGCCAGCTCGGAGCAGAGGCCGCCGATCGTGGCCGCGTCCTCCGACGCCGTCGGCCCCTTGAACAGGCCGCGCAGGTGCAGCCCGGCCGGGGCCGGGGCCGGGGGCGGCGGCGCCGCCTCGTCGCGGCCGGCCGAGAACCAGACCATCGCGGCGCCGATCACCAGGCCACTGGCGAGCAGGTGCCGCGGCTGGAGCGTTGCCGCGGCGGCCTTCTGCCGGACGGCCTCGCGGATCGCCTTCAGGTGTTCGGGGCTCGCGAACAGCAGGGCGGCGGCGGCGAGTAGGAGCGCGGTGAGCATCACGACCTCACGAGTTTCAGGATCTGCTCCATCGCCCCGGCGGAGATCGCCAGGACGAGCGACCGGACGGCCGGGCGGACGAGTATCCAGAGTGGCCAGACGGCCGTCGGGATCGCCTTGTCGGCCACGAGGTCGAACAGGTTCGCGGCCGCGGCCAGGACGACCGCCCGCTTCTCCTCGCCCGACAGGCCCTGGACCGTGTCGAGCGTGGTGACGCACAGCCGCAGGAGCGAAACGAGCAGCTCGCCGAACTCCTGCCAGGTCAGGCCGCCGGCGGCCGACGACTTCGCCGCGGCCATGAACGCGGCGAGCTGGGCCGCGAGGGTGTCGAACGGGGCCGCCGCGGCGGCGGGGGCGTTGGTGTCGGTCATCGGCTGCGCCTCCAGATTGAATCCGCGGGGACGACCTGCCGGCACCGGGCGCGGCAGGACTGGCATTCGACGTACTGGACCTGGCGGTCGCCGGCCCGCTTCGACGAATCGACGCGGGCCCGACCGCCGCACCGCGTGCACTTAGCCGGCATGGATCCGCATCCTCGCGACGGCGGCGGCCGCTGCGGCCCGGGCACCGGCGAGGCTCGACACGCGCACGCCGCGGGTCTCCTCTGGTTCCGGCACGGTCTCGGGCTTGTCGTCGATCCAGATGTCGGGCGAGAGGCCGGCGTCGGCTGCGGCCGACCGCTTTCGTCGGTCCGGCCCGGCGAGCACGACGCCGGCCAAGTCGCCAAAATGCTCCCCGAACGCGAGCCGCAGTTCCTCGCGGTTCTTCTCCGTGTCCTCGCGACGGGTCACGCAGCAGACGCGGTTTCCGCGGGCGAGGGCCTCGGTCATGAAACTCCGCCAGAGGCCGGGGGCGGCCGTGAACGTCTGGTCGAAGTCGATCGAGATCAGCAGCCCCGGGGCGGAGCCGGGGGCGGCCGCGGCGGCGCGGGCGGTTCGCCAGAGGTCGAGGGACCGGGGGGCGACCGACGACGCCGGGTAGGCCGGGCTCGTCACCGCGGAGATGTCGTAGAGCCCGCCCGCCTTCGTCACGGTGCGGATCACGTTCCCGCGCTCGTCCTCCGTCCAGGTCTCGCCGCCGTCGGCCACCGTGAACGCGAACGAACTCCCGGTGATCGTCCGATCCTCGACCATCATCACGAGATCCCGGCCGCTGCTCGTGAGGAGCGGCGTGTGCCGGTAGCCGAGGCCGCGGGCTTCCTTCGTCAGGTCGAGCCGGCCGTTCGACGTCCGGCCGGTGATCAGGTTCGGGTCGTGATTGAACAGGAACGGGACGTCGATCTTGCCGCGCGGGTCCGTCGGCTTGCGGTCGATCAGGCCGTCGAACGCGGTCGCGGAGAACTTCTCGCGGAAGCCGCCCAGGTCCACGGACAGGCTCTCCCACGGGGGCGAGATCCCGACGAGCTGCGGGGGCTGGTCGTCGCGACGCTCGACAGCGATCGCGTCGGGATGGTCGGCGGTCAGCAGGTAGCGGCGTTCAGGCTGCGACATCGGTCGTCCCTCCGGGGGCCGGCTCGTCGGCCGGCGGGGTCTCGTCATCCGGCGGCGCTTCGGCCGGCGTGTCGTCGGTCGGCTCGCTCGCCGGCGGATCGCCCCCGGCGGCCCCGGCCTGGGCGGCGGCCGCGGCCAGCGTCGAGAACCCGAGTTGGACGAACGTCTCGTTCGCGGCCGGGTCCTCGAGGAGCGGCAGATCCTCGCGGTCGCGGATCTCGTTCGGCGTGATCGCCCCCATGTTCCAGAGCGTTTGGTAGAGCGAAGACCGGGCCGCGGTGTCGCCGCGGAGGAGCCCGCGGTTGTCGAGCTTCGCGTAGACGTCCTCGCCGTAGACCGGCTGGAGGAGCATGTCGACCGGGCCCTCCATCCGCTTCTGCCAGGGCAACAGGCACCAGACCTGGGCGGACAGATGCTCCTGCTCGACGGTCGAATACTTCGCCATCCGGGCGTCGCCGAGGAGCGTCGAGGGAACGCCCCAGCAGCGGCAGACGTCGGGGAGGATCGCGTCCCGCAGTTCCTGGAACTGGTTCGCCTCCATGCTGTTCGACTCGATCGGGACGAGCTTGGTCTTCTTCGGCAGGACGGCCGCGCTGCCGCGGTTCGCGGCGCCGCCGTAGAGCGTCCGGATCTGCTCGCGGAGGGCCGCGACGGCTTCGTCGGGGATCTTCTCCTGGGTCTCCAGGACGACGTCGGGCCGGGCGGAGTTTTGCCAGAAGGCCGTCGCCGCGATGTCGAGCTGGCGGGCGAGGGCGATCGACGTCCCGCACAGCTCCGCCGGGGCCATGCCCACGACGCCGTTGTTCGACAGCCACCGCCAGTGCAGGACCTCGGAGGCCGGCACCGGCTCCCATGCGCCGCGGTCGTTCCAGAACTTGTAGGTAAGCGAGTAGTCGGAGGCACGCTCGACCTTCACCCGCGACGGGTGCATGGGCCGCAGCTCGGAGCAGAAGCCGCGCGGGCCGGGCAGGACGCGGGCGTAGGCGTTCCCGTAGAGGGCCGTCCAGTAGGAGACGAGCTGCCAGAAGTCGTAGGCGCTCTGCCACGGGTTCGGCCGCTTCCGCAGCGTGTAGGAGCAGGGGATCGCCGCGTCTTCCTTCCGGCCGTCGGGAAGCGTCCGCATGATCTGGAGCGGCATCACCGCCACGGCCTGCGAGATCCAGCGGACGACCCCGAGAATCGACGAGACGCGGATCGCGGTCTCCGGGCCGATGTCGCGAGGCGACAGGCTCCAGGTCATGTCGGCCAGGCTGCTCCGCAGGTTGACGAGCGTCCCGCGGATCGGCCGCGCGGCGGCCTTGCGGCGCGGAGTGGCGGCGGGCTTGCGGGGCATCGGCGGACCCTCGGGCTGCGGGCTCGGCCGGCCCGCCGTCCGTCAGTCTCGCGCGGCCGCCCGGGCCCGGGAAAGTTTCAGAGAACGTGGATCTTCCAGTCGTCCGCGCTGCCCGTTTCCGCGTCGTCGGTCGAGGCGAGCGCGAGGGCGTTGACGAGCGCCGCGATCCCGTCGATCTTCTCGCTCGACTTCGCCTTGTCCGGCTTGATCATGCCCGTGGGGTCCGTGTAAACGCAGACGTTGTTGGCGTTGAATGCCGCGACCGGGTTCGCTCCGTGCCGGAGCCGGCCCTCGACGACCAGGGCCTCGAGCAGTTTGCACGGCGCGTTGAGGTAGGCCGTCCGCTGGGCGACCGATTTCACTTCGACCCCC